CCTAAAGACTTTCGTGCTATAGGTGACCTAAAGAACTCTAAGCTTGAGTTGTTTGGTCAGTCTAAGTTCATGCAAGGTGGTTTGAAAATAGTTATTACAGAAGGTGAGCTAGATGCCATAGCTGTACAGCAATCAATGTTAGATAAGTACAACAAGGCATACCCTGTGGTATCCCTACCCTCCTCATCTAACATGAAGATACTTGTTGAAAACCGCAACTACCTTAGAAGCTTCAAGGAAGTTATCTTAATGTTTGATCAAGATGAAGCAGGTGATAAAGCTGTCACGGCTGCTGCTAAGATTATTGGTTGGGACGTTGTGAAGGTAGCAAAGCTTACAGAGAATGACCCCTGCGATGCCTACCTAAAGAACCCACAAGATATCTCAACTGCTATCTGGAATGCACAAAAGTATGCACCAGCTTCAGTTGTTCGTGGTGAAGCTATCTGGGAAGCCTATCAGGAACGTAAGCTAACTAAGTCAGTGCCGTACCCTAAGTGTCTAGAAGGTCTCAATGATAAGCTAGATGGTATGCGTAAGGGTGAGATAGTATTGTTCACATCAGGCACTGGCTCAGGTAAGTCAACAATGATAAAAGAGATTGTGCTAGAGCTTCAAAGTTCTACTGAGGATTCAATAGGAATGGTGTCCCTTGAGGAGTCCATAGGGGACTCAGCAGAGAAGTTCATCACAATGTTCACACCAAAGAATCCAACAATGGAAGAGGAGCGTCATGCCTTTGACCAAGTGTTTGGTAACGAAAAGTTAATACTTTTAGACCACAATGGAGCAGTGTCAGACAACTCTTTAATAGATCAGATTGAAAACCTTTGCCTACTAGGGTGTCAATACATTATACTAGACCATATAACTATTGCAGTCAGTGAAGGTGCTGATGGTAAGACAGGCAACGAAGCTATCGACGCCATCATGTCAGACCTACTTAAGATAGTTAAGAAGCACAACGTATGGCTTGGTTTAATAAGTCACCTAAGGAAAGCACAAGGAGGTAGGTCCTTTGAGGAAGGTCACCTAAGTTCTATAGATGACATCAAGGGTTCAGGTTCTATAAAGCAAATCAGCTTTGACATCATAACATTTTCAAGAAATCTAGTAGCGGAAAGCGAAGATGAAAGAAACACAATACACCTACGAGTACTCAAGTCCCGGTTCACAGGACGAACAGGAGACTGTGGAAGTGCATTCTACAACACACAAACTAACCGATTGCGAGGACAAGAAGACTTCCTTAGTTACACTGGATAACTCTGAAGGTTTAGAGTTAATAACTGAGTACATAAAAGAAAGATGTGAGGGTAATACCTTCCGTGGGAGGCCCCCAGAAGGGGCCAGACTTATCTCTTCAATGATACCCTACGGATATACTTACGAGAAGCTAACTGTAAGGGCCGTAGCAGGGGCTGTGGCGGCTTATCAGAAGTCCAGAAGGTCATCGTCTAACCCCTTTAAACTAACCGTTACATCGACAGCTGTGGGCTTACAGGTGCTGTCTGCAATGGGTGTTCTTAACACCAACTATAAGGAGATAATTGCAGTAGGAGATCTCTACATGGAGTCATTGCTTCAGTTAGGTTATATCAATATAAAAAGAGAGTACAAAGGATTCAGAGCGCCTTACATTATAGAGCTGTTACCTAAGTGGGTAGAGCTTGGTGAGATACCGCCTGAATATATCAAGCACACTCTCATTGGTACTTCTTTTGTAGCACCTAAAGATATAACATCACTACGTAATGAGTTCACTAAACGTCCATACATAAAACGTATGAGCAGTGAAGAGGACTTTAGTAAAGTTTTAAAGGCTCCCTTTGTATCAGCTCTAAACAAACTACAACAAACCTCTTGGAGGTTAAACATTGTAGTTGCTAAAGCATTAGAGTCTAACCTTGAAATGTTTATTGATCTTAAAGATACATCTACTAAAGCTAAATCAAAAGCTATAGAGATGAAGTTTGTAATTGCTAAGATGAATGCTATTGGTGATCGTGACTTCTTTCAAATGGTTGAATGTGATTACAGGGGTAGAGTGTACTACACTGAACCCTTTCTAAACTTCCAAGGATCTGATGTATCTAAAGGACTCTTTGAGTTTGCTTCTTCAAAAGCAATGGACACTGAGGGTTACAAGTGGTTGTGTATACACACAGCCTGTTCTTACAACCAATCATATGAACTAGGGGAACTACCATCATGGGTGACAGCGGATTACAAAACCTATCTTCAAGACGAAGGATTATCCACAATATCAGTAGACAAGATGACACTAAAGGACAGAGAACTGTGGACCCTAAACAACCTGACTTGGATAAACCAATTAGCGGATGGACAAAGCTTCAGGCTAGAAGCAGAAAAACCAGTTAGCTTTCTTGCGTGTTGCTTAGATGTGTCAGGCTACTGTAAGTCTAAAGAATCTGGTGTAGATCACTTTAGTAACTTACCCATACCTATTGATGGGAGTAACAATGGTTGGCAACACCTTGCAGCTATCAGTAAAGATAAACAAGCAGGTGAACTAGTATCTATTATGCCCAATGATATCCAGAAAGATTTCTATGTGAAGGTAGCTAAGAGATTAATTGAGAGGATGCCTGAGTGGTTTGAAGCCCGGAGTATACCCATGAAAGCTATAAGGAAAGGTATAGCTAAACGTGGGTCAATGACTAGGGCTTACTCTGCTGGTCAGAAAAAGATAGCCGCTAACATGTACTACGATTGCAAAGTAGAAGGTTATGATATTAAGTACAACATAACAGAAGATGACTGTGTACTCCTATCTAAGCAACTTATACTAGCAATTAACGATACATGTGTAGGTCCCCTAAAGACCATGAAGTTTATACAAAAGTTAACTGACTTCATACTATCTACAGGAGAGACATGCACCCAGTGGACAACGCCCTCTGGTTTCCCTGTGCTGTACGAAGTGTGGAGACAGAAAAACATAACCATACGTGGTCGTATCAGAGGTGTAGGTCAGGTGGGGCATAGTATAAAGGTACCAGTGATAACTTCTAATGGAGACCTTCTACCCTGTAGGAGATCGTTTGCATCAGGATGCTCACCCAACTTCATACACTCAATGGATGCTGCACACATGGCAAAAGTTATAGAGAGTTTCTCAGGAGACTTCGGTGCTATACACGATTCGTTCTCAACCCATGCATGTGATGTTGATAAGCTTATAGTACAAACTAAATGGCAGTTTGCTATGCTGTACAATAAAGGTAACTTCTTCACAATCATAGAGGATATGATACTAGAAAGCCGTGAAGGTTATGAACTAAAACAACCAGAGCTTGGTGACTTAGATATATCTGAGATCATTTTCTCTGACTACTTCTTTTGTTAAGGATAATTATATGAGTAACGTAACACAATTCCCAGATAAGTTTGAAGGGGAGAATAGAATGCTTCAAGATTTAAATGATCTGATTCAAAGGTACAATGGAAGAATGACTAACGTAGCAATGCTGGGTGTTTTACAAGCGTCTGCTAACTTTGTATTCTTATCTATAGCTGAAGATGCTATGCTACCTGATGATGATTTGGAGGATTAATGTACATGATATTTGAAGAACTTGAAAACAACGTGGTTGATTGGGGTATCCGTAAGGGTATCCTTGGGGACCTTGAGCTGGACTCAGAGATTGATACTAGGAAGAAGAAACAACTTCTTAAGTTTGAAGAAGAAGCAGGTGAGATGGTTGAAGCTGTCCTTGAAAACAATGTAGACAGAGTTAGGGATGAGATGGGTGACGTTCTTGTCACCTTAACTATCCAAGCGAACCTATGGGGTTTGTCCTTAACAGAGTGTTTAGACGAAGCCTACAATAAGATTAACGTCCGAACTGGACATATGATAGACGGAGTGTTTGTAAAAGATGAGTGAAGAAAAAGTATCACATAATATTGTTCCGGGCATAGATGACATGGAGTACGTTGAGATGTTCAACTTAGATCCCTCACTAGCCTACACACCTAAGATCAACGATGCAATCCTTAATAAGGTGTACGATGATAACTTGGCCCACTTCATATCGGAAGGTATGGATGAGTCAGAAGCAAAATCAAAAGCAAAGCAACAACTAATGTCTGGCAGAAAGACTGTAGCTAATGCAAAAAATAACCCTCAAGTTCCGTAAGGAACCCAAGGGTCTTAGTAATACCTCTCTTATCCTTGCGGATTTGAGGGGTTTATTTTTGCAACACGACCCCCAGTAGGGGCAACGCTAGGTGAATGATAATCAAAAGACTTAAGGAAGTCTGCATGATACTGGTTAATCTTAGAGCCATTAATAGCCTTAGCTAAC